CCGTTGCACGTGCTCGACCAGGAATCGGGCGAGGATGTCCCGGATCGCGTGGCCGACCTGTGGAACCATGCCCCGAACGATTACATGAGCGCGCGCATGCTGCGCGAGATCACCTGGCTGCGGCTGGAAACCCAAGGCCAGGCGTTCGTGCTGATGGACCGCGGCGGCACCGGTCAGGGCGAGGTGGCCGGGCTGCACGTGCTCGACTCGTCCTGGGGGGTCCAGCCCATCGTCGACAACACCCGCGAAGACGGGCTGTCGGTGCTGATCGGGTTCCGGGTCAACTCGGTCAACGGCCGGTCCGGGGTGGCGCTCCCGGAAGAGATGCTGTGGCTGCGCTACCCGGACCCGGATGACATCTGGTCGTGCCTGTCCCCGCTGGACGCGGCCCGCTATGCCCTGGAGTTGGACGACTACGCGCGCCGGTACCAGACCTCATCGCTGGCCCGTGGTGGCGCCCCGGGCGGGGTGGTCTACCTGGGCGACGTGGACGAGGACACGCACCGCAAGATCAAACACGACTTGCAGGCCCGGCATGAGCGACCCGAGGACGCCGGGCGCCACCTGGTGCTGTCCGGGCCGAACGCGGCCAAGTACGAACGGATCACGCTCACCGCCGAAGAGGTGGCCTACCTGGACACCCGCGTCAAATCGGCCGAAGAGGTCATGTTGGCCTACGGGGTGCCCCGGGACTACCTGATGGGTGGCACCACCTACGAGAACCGGGACGCCGCGCGCACCACCCTGTGGTCGGACACCATCGTGCCGAAGCTCCAGATCGTGGCGTCCGAAGTGGACCTGTCCACGCAGCCGGATCCGCGGTTCATGGCCGAGTTCGACGTCTCCGAGGTGGAGGCGTTGCAGGAATCCAACGATGCGCAGGTGGCCCGGCTGGTCGATCTGGTGGATCACGACCTGATGACGGTGGACGAGGCGCGCGAGGAGATCGGCCAGGAACCGCTCCCGGACGGTATCGGCACCGTGACGCTGACCGTGTACCGGGCGCGGGCCACCTCGATCGGCAGTCACCAACTCCCGGACATCCACGGCGACAACCCGTTCGGGGCCAACCCGGGCAACCCCGATAACCCGTTCCAACCCACCGACGACCCGGCTCCGGACTCGCCGGATGATGCCCCGCCCCCCGACGACGAGGCGGCCCGTGCAAACGGTCACCGCAACGGGCGGCCGGTGCCACTACCCGCAGGGAGAGGATCATGACTGAGGACCCGCGCTCGACCCACCGTCGCCAGCTCCTGCACACCGCGGTGGGCAACGTCGTAGCCCCGCCCGACGGCGTGATCGACGGGGTAGCGATCCAACTCCGCGGCGGCCCCTGCGACGGGCGCACCGGCGAGTTCATCGGCGCCTACCCGCAGAAACTGGAGATCAACCTGGGCACGTTCGGGATCTGGACCTACCTCAAGACGGCCGAATTCCTGGACGTCGAGGACTTCCGGCCCGGCACCCTGGAGAAGCGGGTTCGCTCCGGTCGGGTCTACGCATGGAACGAGAGGGACCCCGATGGTAACCCGATCTGATCATGTAGCAGCGCCGCAGGCCACCACGCACCGCACGGTCCATCTGGCTGATCTGGATCTTCGCGATGATGTGCCGGACAACGAACCGCACTTCCGCGGGTGGGCGTGTCGTACCGAGGTGCGCGACGCCTACGGGACCACGTTCGCCGCGGGTGCGTGGGCCGCGGGCGGGCTGGACGCGCAGCCGTACGCGCTGTGTTGGATGCACGACCCGTGGGTGCCGGTGGGTGCGTTCACCGCGGCCGACCGGTCCGACGGGCTGTGGATCGAGGGCCGCTGGGACCAGACCCGCGACGGCCGCGACGCCCGGACCAAGGCGCGCACGTCGGCCCCCGGGCTGTCCGTCGGGTTCCGGTCGGTGATCTTCGACGAGGAGGACCCGGAACGGATCATCGCCGCGCAGTTGGTCGAGGTCTCCCAGATCACCGCGCGGATGGCCGCCGTGCCCGGCTCCGAGTTCCAAGACGCGCGCAGCAACAGTCGAGAGGATCAACTGAGCCCCGGCGGGCTCCCTGTCGCTCGCCGGTCCCTACTGGTGGCCCGCGCACGCCTGCGCACCACACAGTTGATCACATGAGGAAGGGAAGGATCATGCTCCCCGACACCGGGTTCACTCCCGAGCAGATCGCGCAGGCGCGGGCCCGTGCGTTCGGCGCCGAGCACATCCGCGACCGCACCGGCACCGCAGACGCGGTCGACTACACCCAGTTCACCGACGCCGAGCTACGCGCGGCCCGGGACGAGGCGCTGACCGCGCTCGACACCGACGACGCCGGGGAGGACCAGGCCCGCGCGGCCGACGAGATCGCCGCGGAGATCGAGCGCCGCAACGCCATCACCACGGCCACCAACGAACGGCGCCGACGCCTGGCCGGTGTCGAGGTCACCGAACGGTGGCGCCCCGATGCCGGTAGCGGCAACGGCCGCCCGGACCCCGGACCCCGGGAACGTGGTCAACGCGGCCCCGGTGACGATGGGCCGCCCCGCGGCGGCGACGGTGCCAGCCTGGTCCCGGACAACTGGCGGACGCTGGCGGCCGAGGGCGGGGCGGCCTACATGGAACGTGGGGCGCATGGCACCGCGGAAATCCTGAGCCTCCCGCGGGCCACCGACCTGCGCACGCTGGTCACCACGGCCACATTCCCGTCCCAGGCCCAGCGGGTCCCCGGGATCCTGTACCCGCCCCCGCCGCAACTGCGCGTCGCCGATCTCCTGGATCAGCAGACCGCCACCTCCAGCGTGATCGAATGGGTGATCGAGACCGCATCGCCGGTCAGCGCCAATACCGCGGTGGAAGTGGCCGAGGGCCTGGCCAAGCCTGAGGGCGCGTTCACGTTCACCGTGGCGTCCAAGGCGCTCGCCACGATCGCCGTGTGGGTGCCCATCACCCGCCAGGCGGCTGAGGACGAGTCCCAACTCACCGGCTACATCCAAGGTCGACTGAGCTACGCGTGCGAGAAGCGCCTAGACGCTCAGCTCCTCAACGGTGACGGGGTCGCCCCCAACATCCGCGGCATCCTCAACACCACCGGGGTGCAGACCCAGGCGATCGGTACCGACGGCATGCTGGTGGCCATCCGCAAGATGATCACCAAGGTGCAGATCGCCGGATACGACGCGTCCGGCTGTGTGCTCAACCCGGTGGACTGGGAAGGCGTGGAACTGGCCAAGGACTCCACCGGAAACTGGATCTTCACCAACGACCCGACCAGCCTCATGGGTCCGCGGGTGTGGGGTCTGCCGGTGGTGCCGACGGTGGCCATCGCGGCCGGGACGGCGCTGGTCGGCGCGTTCCGCGAGGCGGCCACCCTGTGGCGCAAGGCCGGAGTCCGGATCCTCATGTCCGACTCGCACGTGGACAACTTCACCAAGAACATCTTGGTGATCCTCGCCGAGATGCGGGCCCAGCTCGCGGTGTACGCACCGCCCGCGTTCGTCAAGTCGGTCCCGTAGCCCGTGCCCCGCAGCACCACGTATCGGCGGGGTGGGCGCAGCTCCCATCGGAGGATCCCCATGGACAGGCCGGGCGAGTTCTGCTCCTGCTGTCTGGCTCCGATCCCACCCCGCCGCTACGCCGGGCCAGAGGATGTGCAACCCAGGCCGGACCGTGTAAACAGTCCCCAAGCCGTGGAGGGAGGCGACGATGACGACGCCCGACCCGGACACCCCGATCGGCTACGCCACCATCACCCAGGCGCGCGCTGCTGGTGCGCAGGGCACCGACATGGAGATAGCGGCGGCGCTGGACAGCGCACGGGTGACCGTTGACCGCTACTGTCGTGATCATTTCAAGCCGGACCCGCTCGGGTTCGTGGTGCCGGTGGACGAGTGGGGTCAGGGCTGGCTCCCCGTCATCGCCTACAGCGTGGACACCGGCGACCTCGCCCCGGACGGCCGGACCTGGATCGCCGACGGGTGGCCGCCATTCCCGGCCGGTATCGATTTCTACGTCAGCGGCGACTACGGCTGGCGCACGACTCCCGCCCCCGTGGTCGACGCGGCGGCCCGACTGGCCGCGCTCTACTCCCCCGGCGTTTACACGGCGCAGGCCGATGCCGAGGGCAACCCCACCGGCATACCACCTGCTCCCACCGCACAAGATCAGTCCGACCCGGGTCCACCCCAGCAACGCCAGGGCTCCCCGGCCGATCAGCGCACGACCGGGGATCCGGTGGTGGATGCCTGGCTAGAGCCGTACAAGTCCAACCGTGTGTTGATCTAGGAGAGTCATGGCCACCAGTAAGAGCACGAGCGAGTCCAGCACGAGCACCCCCGCGAGCACGAGTGAGAGCAGTTCGGAGAGCAAGTCGACGGCGATCACCGCGGACATGGACACCGACGCGGTACTCGACGCCACCCACGCCCGCACGGTCAACATCAACCGGGACGTCGATGTGGACTGGAATCTGTGGACGGCAAGGATGCCGACCTGATGGCCGTCGTCGACAACGGGCACAACACCAACACCCAGGACCCCGGGCTGAACGACGAACCGTTGCCCGACTGGGATTTCTGGACCGTCCACTTTCCGTGGGACCCCACCGAATCCGACGGCGGCTGGGCACCGGACCCGGTCGTCCCGTAAAGGAGTAGATCATGGTTTGTGTCAAGTGCTACATGGAGTCATCCGGCGCCAAGATGGCCGAAGCCACGGCCGTCGCCGGGGGCGAGTCGCTGTGTGATCAGCACCTGCAAGAGCGGGCCCAAGGTGCGGAAGCGGTGGGCGACGCGTCGCCGGACGTCACGCCCCACCGGGTCTAGATCATGCCCGCGCACGTGACCTGGGAGAACGAGCGCCAGTGGCGGGACGCCATCGTGCGCGTCCTGGACGACTGGGATTCCGGGCTGCGGGCCAACGTCGGAGACCTGCTCGACATGGCCGCCGACGAGGCCCGCAAGCGGTGCCCGGTCGACACCGGGCGGTTGCGGCGCGGGATCGAAACCGACGTCGACACCGGTGGAGCACATTCGGATGTCATCGGCGTGCTCTACGACGACGTGGACTACGCCCCGTTCGTCGAGTTCGGCACCCGGCACATGCGCGCACAGCCGTTCCTGCGGCCCGGCATGGCCATGGCCCAGGCCCGCTACGAACGAGAAATGATCAAGGGTCTGCGATGAGCGCGAGCACCGGGACGGTCAGCAACGCGACCGTTTCCGGGGCGCTCAAGTACGTGATCGAGTCCGCCGGGCTCGGCGTGACCGTGTTCCGCGACCTGGCCCCGCCCAAGGCCCCGCTCCCGTTGGTGGTGATCACCGAAGGGGTGGCGTGGAACGTGGTCCCGTCCGG